AAAAACAGATGGAGAAAGTTAGAAGAGGATTTAGCAGAAGACGCAAAAGCAGCAGCTCAAGCAAGATTAGATCAATTTGATGCTGCTAAAAAAAATATTGAAGCTGATTGGAAAGAACTTGAAGTTAGTAGTGAAGAAGCAATTAGTGATGAAGATAAAGCTAAATTTATTAAAAGATGGACATCTGAAACAGGAGAGGAAAATCCTCCTGATTGGATGAATGATTATTTAACAGCTGAAGATAATGAAGATACATCTACTTTAGATTTTCATTTAAGTGATGCAGGCAGAGGCTATCTCATAGAGTCTGATCTATATGGATTGTCAAAAGCAGTTAAGAAAAAGTACAAAAGTAAAGTTAAATCAGATCAGGATATATTGACTGATAATGCTTTTAAATCAAAAGCTGATAGAGCAATAAAAGCTCAGTTAAAAACAATTACAGGTTTAGCTGCTGAAGATTCAGATGCTGAATATGAAAATGCTTTAACTAATGCAGAAGCGGATTATGAAAATGAGTACTTAGCTGCTCTTACATATACTGACCCAGCACAAGCTCATAAAATTGCTTTAGATGCAGTTAAAGAAAATTTTGCTGGAAAAGATGGCAAACTTACTGAAAAAGATGCTTCTGGTATTTATTTTAAAAAATCAAAAATAGATAAAGCAAGTATTAAACAATTGGCTAAAGAGACTAGAGAAGTTTGGAGCACTATTGAAAAAGCTGCTGGCGATTTTGAAGATACTGAAGATATGATGGATTATTTAAAAAATAATAAACTTCCACATGTTGATGAACATCTTGAATTAGCTAGAAAATATAAAAAATTAGGTAAAAAAATAGTTCCAGATTACTTTAAAAGAATTGCCCGTAAGTTTCCTGACATACAAGGTTGGGACATTATGGATGCTCAATTAAAACTAGATCAAAAATCAAAAGGTGAAAAAGAAGAAGGAGCTGGTGACGAACCACTAGATAATGCAATATTAAAAGATGAAACTTTAACAGATGTAAATAGAAAACTTACATATAAATCTAACCAATTCAGTATTTATCAGGCAGGGAAAGATGTACTAGATATCAAAAAATATCTCGATTCTACGGATGAAGAGTATTCGGTATTTAAGTCTACTTTTAATACTGACACAGATTTAATAATGCCTGGACTTAATTTAACCGGAGTATAAATGAACGAAGAAATAGACTACGAGGCTATCGCACGCGATGCCGGTGAGTTTATGGATCAAAACTTACAAGAAGAATTAGATTTAAAACCTGAAGCAGCTGTTGTTAAAAAAGAACAACAACAAGATGATTCACAGTTTATGGTTGATGGACAAGATTTACGTAATCATCCTCAATTTGAAGAACTAAATCTAAGTACACCTTGGCAAGAAGATGAAGGTAAATGGGGTTATCAACAGAAATACCCAGAAATTTACACAGGTAAAACACCTTTAGAAAATGCTCAAATTTTTATGAAAAGGAAACACGCTTTAAAAGGCGATGTTCCTATGGAAATAAGAAATAGTATTTATAAAGGTGGTATTGATCTTGTCTCATCGGTACTTACATTTCCAGAACGATTGGTAGATATGACACCTTTCGTTGGTCAGATGAAAAGAGGACCTGACGGTGGAATGATAAACCGATACACAGGAGAAAAGTACGAATTAGATTGGGACCCATTAAAGAACGTCAAAGATCCATGGCAAAACTCTTGGTGGGGAACACTTGTACAAGGTGTTACTAAATATGGTTTAGGTGCTCGTCTTGCGAGAGGAGCTGGTGTTAAAGGCTTAATGAAACAGGAAGCTATTGTTGCTGGTATATCTGAATATTCTCAAGGGGATAACGTATCAGGACAGATAGTAGAAAGAATGCCTTGGACTAAGAATGTATTTGGTGCTATTGCTTCTAACGATTACGATTCACCATTAGTACTTACCTTAAAAAATGTTTTAGAAGAACTAACTTTAGGTAAAGTATTTGACCATTTACTAGGAGTACATAATCCAACCAATGGAGCATTAGTTGCTAAAGGTAGACAAGCTAATGTTGACGATCAAATCCTTAAAAAAGGTGCACAAGAATTAGCAGAAGAAATTGAATATGACGCTACTGTTAGAACCCAACAAGCTTTACCTACATCAGCTATTACTAAGCAAGGAGATGTAATTGATGTTGATGTTATACCAGACTCTGCTGAAATAGCTGCAAGAACAGATAATTTAATTGAAGGTACTAATAAAGTAAAACCAAATAATGCTGTAACAAGATCTGGAATGAGAGGGCATAAAAACAAGCCAATAGCCCAGCCTGGACAGGGATCTCCCACATCTAACTATGCTAAAGGAAACCTATTTGGTATTCATAGACAGTTAAATAGAATAGATAATTCAATAGGTGTAGAAAAAAATATAGGATCTACTGACTCTGTTATGTCTCCTTTACAGGCTGAAAAGGCTGCTAGGGATTCTGGTTATTCAGTTAAGTTTTTACAGCAAAAAGCTAAAGAACTTTTAGGTGAAGAAAGATTTAAAGCAATGATGAAAGAACTTCGTCAAAATAATGTATCTTTTAGAGAATCTTTCCAACCAGCATATGACCGTATGCAAGAGATTATGGGTCGTAGATCCACAGCACAAACTTCAGAAGAGTTCTGGGAACCAATACTTAAAGACAAACCTGGCGGTACAGGCGATGGACCTTGGATGCCTAATCAAGAACATTGGTCAGTAGAAAATGTTTTAGTAGCTGACTTAGTTAATGGTGCTTTGTTTAAAGAAATGAGGAACCTTGGTATTGCTGGTAAAGAGCTTATTGATGAAATGGATGTATGGGCTGCTGATGGTTTAATGCAATCCTTAGAAGATAGATTAATTTTTGGATTAACTAATGTTAAAAAAGCTCGTTATTTTATGGGATCTGAGTTTCAAAAACTTAAAGGACCAGCAGCTGTAAAAGCAGCTAATAAAGTAACTAAAAATTTGCATGACGAAACCGTTGATGGTGTCCGTCTAATGATGCAAATGATGAAAGATAGTAAATCTGATGAACTTGCAGAAGCCATATTAGAAGTCTTTCAAATGTCTAATAAAATCCAAAACTGGCAAGATTTCGATGCATGGATGAGAGCCAAAGTAATGGGTGGTGAGTTTCAAGGTAAACAGAATGTTGGTGCTGTAATTGAAGAACTACAAAGTATGTTAATTAACAGTACTTTAAGTGGTGGTAAAACACCTTTAAGAGCAATTATTGGTACTACAAGTAATGCATACTTAAATAGTATTAACCAACTATTAGGTGCTTCTATGCGTATGGGATTGACAGGTGACCAGAGATTATTTTCAGCATCACTTGCACATACAAGAGGTATGTTTGAACTAATTCCTGAAGCTTTAAAAGTATTTAAAAGAAACTTAGATTCTAACTTTTCAAAACCCATAGCAAATGTTAAAAGCAGATTTACTGAATTTGACAGATCTGCTGAAAACAAATGGACAATGTATGGAAAAGCAGTTGAAGAAAGATTTAGTAAAAATCCTAATCAAGTTAGAGCACAGGCAGATACAGCTGCATGGAGAATTGGTAACGTAGCTAGAACATTAAATAATAACAAATTATTTAGTTGGTCTCCAAGAGTACTAGCTTCTGTTGATGATACTTTTAGACATTTATTAGGAAGAGCTAGGTCTAAAGAAATAGCTTTTAAACAAGTTTATGATGCAGTAGATTCAGGAACTTTTAAAGAAATTACACCTGATTTATTAAAGCAAGCGGAAGATTTACAATTTAGTAGATATTTTGATGAAGCTGGTGACTACAGTATTGAAGCAGATAAAGCTTTGCAATATCAATTTAGAGAAGCAACTCTTACTCAAGATATGGGTAGATTTGGTAATCAGTTAGAAAAACTATTTAACACTACTCCTTTAATTAGACCTTTCTTTTTGTTTGCAAGAACAGGTGTTAACGGTCTGAAAATGAACGTTAAAAACATGCCATTAATGTCTTTAATATTAGAAGAAAGTAGAGTAGTTATAACTGGTACTGCTGCAAAATTAAAAAAGAATCCAGAGTTATATGCCAAATTTGGTATTGAAACTATTGATGATTTAAAACAAGCACAGAATTTAATGGCTGGAAGACAGGCAATGGGTTCTGCTGTAACTTTTATGGCAGCTCAAAAATATATGGCTGGCGAACTAACAGGTAATGGACCACTCGATAGATCACAAAGAGCTATGTGGAGTGATACTGGTTGGTTTAGAAAAACTATGTCTTTCGGTGGTTTAAGAATTGGTTATCAATCTTTAGAACCATACGATTTAATATTTTCAACTGTTGCTGATATTGGCGACAACATGAAACTAATGGGTCCAGAATGGGCAGAAGAAAAGTTATGGCAAGTATCTCTGGCTATTGCACAAGGTATGACAACTAAGTCATATTTACAAGGTTTAAGTGATTTAGTAGAAATTGCTCATCCTGAATCAACTAAAGGTTTTGGAAGAGTTGCTGGAAATATTCTTAATAACTTTGCACCAATTCCTATTGGTGGCTCAATGAGAAATGATATTGGTAAAATTCTTAATCCCTATATGAGGGAGCTTAATAAGAATCTTTGGGATTCTATAAGAAATAGAAACCTTGCAACAGAACGTCTAGGTGTTAAAGGATTAACAGGAAAATTACCTGTAAAATATGACATATTAAATGGAAAACCTCTTAGAGATTGGAACTTTATTGAAAGTATATTCAATGCAGTAAGTCCTGTTTCATTTAGTCTTAAACCAAGTCCTGGAAGAGATTTACTACATAAAGGTGGTTACGATTTAAGAACTACAGTAACGTCTGCTCCTGGAAATTTAAAAGTTGATTTAAGTAAAAGTAATGTTGCTAGGTCTTTATTCCAACAAGCTATTGGAAATTATAAAGATGGTAAAGGTAGAAATCTTGAGCAGATATTTAATGATTATGCAGATCCAGAATTATATCCTGAAATAGCAGTTTCAATAGCTGAAATGCAAGAAGACTTGAGAAAAGGTAACGATAACATTGAACCTAAATCTTATAGACATAATCAACTAATAGAAAAAGCATTTAGCAAAGCTAAGAAAAAAGCATGGGCAAGTATTCAAAATCATCCAGAAATAATAAGACTTGTACAAGAAGCTAGAAATCAGAAAATAGATAACAACGAAGCATCTAGAAAATCAGGTGAATCGTTCCAAAATCAAACAACAGAAATAATACAACTTAAAAACAAATAATCCGCCTACTTAATAAACCTCTTAGGAGAAAATGGCAATTACATACACCGACAATGGTGGAGGGTCAGCTAATGGTTCCAAGCTGGAATTTACGTACACCTTCCCTGTCCTACAAACTGAAGACGTTAAAGTTGCACTGAATAACGTGGTGCAAGCGACAACTAAATATGCAGTCGATACTGCAAGCAATCCCACCAAAATAACTTTCAATAACACCAGTGTTGATACTAACGTGCAAGAAAGCACTGGTGCTCCTAAAACAGGCGTAGATGTACGAGTTTTTAGACAAACACAGGTAGGTAAATCTACAGGTGATGATGATCCTAAAGCTGTATATGCAGCTGGCTCATCTATAAGAGCAACTGATTTAAACGCTAATACTGAACAAGCGTTATATGCAATACATGAACTTCAAGATCAACCTTTAACAGACCAAGATATTGAAGACGGAGCTATAACTTCTGCCAAAATTGCAGATGGAACTATAGCTAATGTTGATGTTAGTTCTACAGCAGCTATTGATGGTACTAAAATCTCACCTGATTTTGGTTCACAAAATATAGCAACAACTGGAACTGTAGATGGTAGAGATGTATCCGTAGATGGTACAAAATTAGATACCATAGAAACATCAGCTACAGCAGATCAGACAGCAGCAGAAATAAAAACTCTTTATGAATCTAATTCAAATACAAATGCATATACTGATGTAGAAAAAGCATTTATTAATGGAATTACAGCTACATCTACAGACCTAAACATTATTGACGGAGTAACTGCTACAACAGCAGAACTTAATTATGTTGATGGTGTTACAAGTGATATACAAACACAGATAGATGGTAAACAACCATTAGACGCTGAACTGACAGAACTAGCTACAATGGGTAGTGGAACTGCTGGAGCTTTAGCTGACTTAAACACAGCAGAAGTACAAATCTTAGATGGAGCTACTGCATCAACAGCAGAGCTTAATTTATTAGCTGGTAAAAGTATAGTTACAACTATTGGTGGAAGTGCAACTGATGTACAGATACCTTCAGCTCAAGCTGTAAACGAAAGAATTGTAGAGCTAGTTACAGAAGTTGGAGGATTTGCTCCGATAGCTAATGAAACAAGTTTCCCTACAACTAACCCAGACATTAATAATGGTGCTGGAACTATTGTTAGTATTAAAGGTTTAGCAAGTAATTTAGTTGCTAACTCAAGTGGTGTTGCAACTATTGCAAACGGTGCTGGTACTGGAAATACAGTAACTATAAATGGATTGGGAAATGCTCAAACTATTGTAGCCGGAAGAGGAATATTAGTAGAAACAACATCTACACTTCATACATATACTTTCCATAGAGAAGCTATGGATGGAACTGCAATTACAAATGCTTCAGTTCTTGTAAGTGACTTTAACGATAGATATCAAATTAGTGCTAGTGCTCCTAGTACTCATCCAGACGGTTCGGCACTAGGTGACGGAGACCTATGGTTTGATACAGCTAGCAACATAATGAAAGTTTATGACTTAGGTAACACACAATATGATGCTGTTACTTCAGTTGGAGACTTTAAATTATTAACAGTAGTTCCTGATGGAGCTACTTCTGGTAGTCCTACATTTGACGGAAATATTGTTTCTTATGATTTAAGAGATGACACTAATGCTGCTAACGTAACAAGCGTTGGACAACTTATAGTTAGTCTTAACGGTGTTATACAAAAACCAAATGCCGGTTCATATAATGCAAGTAATGAAGGATTTTATTTAGAAGGTTCTAACGGAATTAAATTCTGTACAGCTCCAGCTAGTGGGTCTAGTTTATTTGTAACACTAATTGGTGCAGCTACATCTATAGGTACACCTAGTGATAACACAATAACAGAAGCTAAATTACAATCTGATTCTGTAAGTGAAGGTAAGTTAAAGGTAAGTAATAGTCCAATAAATGGATACTTTTTATCAGCACAATCTGGTAATACAGGCGGCTTAACTTGGGCACAAGTAAATACAGAGCTAGTTGGTGACACATCACCACAGCTAGGTGGTGAATTAGATAGTAATAATTTTGACATTAAACTTACTGATGGAGAAAAACTTAAGTTACATGATCACGGTACAATTGGAACAAAAACAACAGCTACAAATGCTGTAAGTGGTGGTCTTACTGGGTATGTTTTACAGAACTCTACAGTAATAGATAGTGGTTCGTATGATATATGGCTTTCTTCAACAGGTGGAAAGAAAATTACTTTCGGAACATCTGATAGTACTACCCACGAAGTAATGAGGGTACAATGTGCTGCTGTTGGTGCAAGTCAACACGGTTTTGTAAACCTAAATTATGTAACAGCAAACGCTGGTGGTAATGCTTCGAGTGCTACAAAATTAGCCACAACCGCAACTGGAGTTACTGTAACAGGTACAGTAGCTGCAACATCATTTACTGGAGATGGGTCGAATCTCACAGGTTTACAAGCTGGTGCGACTGGAGGTAACTCTGGTGGTAACGCAGTATTCTGGGAAAACCAGCAAACTGTTACACACGATTATTCAATATCTGCAAATAGAAATGCGGGTTCATTTGGACCTATTGCTATTAACAGCGGAATAACAGTAACAGTACCAAGTACATCTAATTGGACAATAGTATAATGTCAATAACAATAAACGGAAACGGTACAGTAACAGGATTAGCAGTTGGAGGCTTGCCTAATGGAACTGTTGATGCCGATACATTAGCAGCAAATGCTGTGACAACAAATAAAATAGCAAACTCTGCGGTAACACCTGTTAAATCAACAATTACAGGTGGTATATCTATGTATGACGAGTGGAGACTATCAGCTAGTGGTTCTGGTACTGGTACTATAAGTTCTAACTGGGAACGTAATGATACGAATTTTACTAATATAGGATCTGGAATGACAGAATCTAGTGGTATATTTACATTTCCATCTACAGGTATTTATTTAATTCAATATCATCTTTTAGGTTATAGAAATGGTGACGCACTTTTCTTTGGTAATGGTTTATATCTTTCAACTGATGGTGGATCTAACTGGAATTTTCTTGGTTTTTCTCGTAATGCAAATACTTCTGGCGGTGATTCTTGGGCATCAGCAGCTAGTTTTGCAACAGTAGATGTTACTGACGCAAGTAACTTTAAAATAAAAATGAATGTAGATACTTATGGAACTTGGAACTGGGTAGGATATTCAACTTATCACGGTACTTGTATGTCATTTATGAAACTGGGAGAAACATAATATGAGTATAAAATTAAACGCACAGTCTGGAGGGTCAGTTGCACTAGACGCTCCAACTCAAACAACAAGTAGTGCAGACTTAACATTTAAGTTACCTGTAGCTGATGGTAGTGCTAACCAAGTTATTAAAACTGATGGTTCTGGTAATTTATCTTTTGCAAATGCACCTGATACAAACGACTTTGTTAAATTACAGAATGTTGCTAGTACGACTACTGTAGATCATATTACTTTTACTAACTTAGATACGACAACATACAAAGCTTTTAGATTAGTATTTGCTGGACTTCCAGGCACAGATGGAGCAAGATTAACATTTCGTTTTATGAGTGGTTCTAATATTGCATCAGCAAGTAATTATTCGTGGGCAATAATGGGTGTATCAGGCGATACAGCTCATTATGAATCAATGGAAACTAATGTTTCTTCGGTAACTATAGATCATAGTGGTGGAAATGCCAGTTTTGAAGGTTGGAGAACCATAATTGATATAGTTCCACAAACGACAAACGATTTTGAGGCAGGCAACAATTTTGCTAATTGGATAGGCAATAGGCGTGATGGTAATGGTAGTTATAGATTAGAACTGGGTTCTTTATATTATAAAAATGATACTGATACAGATGGTTTTAAATTAGCACCAGATAATGGCAGTTTTAACAAGTATTCTTATACACTTTATGGAGTTAAAAGATAATGGCAAGATTTAAACTAATTAACGGAGAACGGTTTGCTTTTACCGCAGAAGAAGAAACTGCTAGAGATGCAGAAGAAGCTGTTGCAGTAAGTTATAAAGCTGCTAATGATTATAAATTTAAAAGAGCAAGCGAATATCCCTCTGTGGTCGATCAATTGGACTTAATTTACCATTCAGGCATTGATGCTTGGAAGGCAAAAATAAAAGAAACAAAAGATAAATATCCTAAACCATGAGCACAATAAAAACTAATCAGCTTGTACACACAGCTAACGGTGCAAGCGTATATACACTGCCACAAACAGATGGTAGTGCTGGACAGGTACTAAAAACAGATGGCTCTGGTAATTTATCTTGGGTAAGTCAACCTACTATTCCAACTGGTGGTTTAGAAATGGTTGATATGTGGTATTTATCTAGTTCAAAAACTCTTGGTACTTCCGAGCTTGCTATGAGCAATTCTAATGCTTTTAATCGAGCAAGTGACACTATAGTAGCATCGGGAATTATTGGTACAGGAATGACCATGTCAGGGCAGTATTTTTCTTTTCCTTCTACGGGTATTTATGAAATAACATTTCAAGGAGAAGTACAAACTTCATCACAAAGAAGATATGTACAAGGAGATATATACATTTCAACTGATGGTAGTAATTATACTAAAAGAATGGATGGTATAACTGCTTTTCCTACTGATAGTGGTAATGTGTTTACTCAAGTTATGCTGAAATATCTTTTTGATGTTACAAATATATCAACTCATAAACTTTATTTTACTGTAAAAGCCGAAGGTAGTTGCACATTACGTGGTGATGCTGATGTCTTACGAACTCATGCAATATTTAAAAAATTAGGAGAGACATAATGGCATTAACAAAAATTGGAACGAGCGGTATCAAAGATGATGCCGTTACGTCAGATAAGGTGGCGAATGCTATTAATTCAGCCATCGCAGCAAATACTGCAAAAACAAGTTTAGAAAATGAATCAGTAACTCTAGCCAAGCTAGAACATGGTACATCATCTAACAATGGTAAGTTTCTACGTGCAAACAACGGAGCAGATCCTACGTTTGAGACTGTAGACCTTACAGCATTAAGTGCAAGCAACCTTACATCAGGTACAGTTCCAGATGGCAGAATTTCTGCAAGTAGTGTTCAACAACACGCTTCGTCATTTGATGATAATAAAATTATTAACGACATATCAGCATTAGCTTTAAAAATAAATGGCATACAAAATGCTACTAGATACAATACTAACTCTACTTCTGTAGAAACATTCCAAGATGCTAATGGTATAGCAGCTTTATCAGGAATGGCTAGAGATGCTACAGGAGAATATATAGCTAGTGTCATTCAAAATTATGGTACAGATCAATATTGGTCAACAACTGATTTAGATGCAAACCATGTGTTTGCTTTAACTGGTACTCCCTTCACAGCATCAATGATGGTTGATGGTGTTTTAGGTCATATTGGAGATGGTACAAATGCTGCAGGTTACATTCCCGATCCATCTGGTTTTACAACAGGTTTTGGATATGAACTTGGAGCAGATTCAGATTTTGGAGTAGGTTTTAAATTTACAGGAGCTAGGTTTTATAACTATAACACTTATGGAAGATTAAAAAATTTTAAAGCGTATATTGAACCAAGTTCGGGAGATGGATTTGGTTCTGCGTTAGATATAGCAACTGATGGTGGTGGTGAGACAGTTGTAGATGATACTACATTACGAGCAGCCAATGATAATAATTTTAACGGTTTTGTTTTAGATACACCCTATGTAGTTTCTAGCAATACAACTAGATTTGTATTTAAATTTGCTGGTTTATATAACAATGGTAATGTAAACTCTGGATTTGGTGAAATACACATTAAAGGACAAAAATTAACTAGTACTGTAAATAATGCAACTGGTAATTTTACATCTAATGTTATAACTGCTAGTGCGTCAACAACATCTATGGGTGCTGTAATTACATATAAAGATAATGTTGGTACTGCAACTTTAAACACAGATTTAAAATTATATTTATCAGCAGATGGTGGATCTAATTATACTGAAGTAACATTAGTAGCACAACCTGATTTCTCTACAGGTGTTAAAATGGCTAAAGCAAATGATGTTACTGTAACTGCTGGTACATCACTTAAATATAAAGTTGTAGTTGCTAACCAAGCACCAAGCACTAAGGTCACGCAAATTACTGGTGTATCAATGCAATATTGATGGAAATACCCACCATAGAATTACCACCCGTACAAAAAATAAAAACAATATCTATACCTTTACCAACAGCAGACGTTCCGTTTTATACTCCTTTAGTTGTACCTCCAAGTGATTTACAAGCTGAAGAAGAGATAACAGCGGAAGAGTCTGGTGAAGAAAAAGAAACAAAGCCAGAACAACCTGGCATGAAAAAAATAGATATACCTTTTATAAATAAAGAAATGCCAGTTCCTGAGACAGAGATCTTAGTAACTGCAACAACAACTGCGGTTGTATCCGTAGCAGCCACCCTTACTGCAACAGCAGCGTTTAAATACACTGTTACAGCAATGAAACCAATATTAAAAACAACATGGAAGAAGTTAAGCCAGAAAAAAAAGGTTTCCTAAAAAAGCTTAAAGAAAATGTAGATGACCATGAAGAACAAATGGCAATACTTGGTGCAGCAGTGCGTCTAGGTGTTGTCATATGGAGTGGATTTATAATTACATTAAGTTATGTCGAGTTACCTATGGTTAAAAAGTCAGCTACCGCAGGCGATATCACGTTCGTGGCTTCGATTTTTACGGGTGCGCTGGCAACATTCGGTTTGTCTACAGGTAACGGTAAGAAAAACGGAAACGGAGAAACTAAAAAACCAACAACAAAAGCATGAAGAAATTAATCTTGCTTTTAGCTCTGTGTGCACCCAGCATAGCTAGAGCCA